GGTACACCTTCCAGTATGTGTTGTCCTCAAACGGACTCAATCAGGCGTGGCTCTTGAAAGACGTCACCCTCATGATGAAAGTGAAGGAGTTGAAGTAATGGTTATCACACTGTTCAAGGGCGCAGTCACAGGAAAGACGTTCCGACCTGCGGATTTCAACGGGAACATGAGCGTCATTGAGACGGCGATCAACGACCTGCAAGAGGCGGGTGCTGATGATGCGCTTGTCGGTCGGATTGAGGATCTGGAGTCCGTCGTTGGCGGTTCAGGGTCGGGTCTGGTACACGACCTGAACGACTTGGAGACTGTCGTTGGGGGAACGGGAACGGGTCTTGTCGGAGACGTCTCCGAACTCCGGGATGACGTTGATGGCATGCTGAGCAATTCTGATATGATCCTGTCCGATGACAACTCGAACGCGACGGGCGGTAGCATCCAGATGCACGAGTTTTCCGGGATGGTCTTCGCCAACATCATCTTCGAGGCATCGGGTGGGTTTGACGACCTCACCGACGAAGTGGTAAGCCTTCGTCTTGCCTCAGCCTTCCGACCCGGTTCCGACATCCACTTCCCCGCCATTTTCTGCACTGATCCGAATGATGGTGCGACAGCGATCCCCGGGATTGTCAAGGTGAGCGCAAGCGGATACGTCAGTGTGTCCCCGATCTCCGCAGGGAAAACCCTGATGTTCGCAACCGCCTTCTGGGAAAAAGCATAAGAGAGGTGACAGCATGCCATACATCAAGGAGAGTCCGACACTCGACAAGAAGACAGTCGCCCAGATGTGGGAGGCGGCAAACGCACCTGCGCCAACCGCATACCCCGGGAGAGGAACTACCCCGGGGTCTAGTTCTGGTTCTATTGCGCCAGACGTCAATCCGTATCCCGGGAACCCATATATCCAACACAACGGAGGAGGGGGTATACCGTTCACTCCTCCTGCCACGCCCGTCGATTCCTCTGCGTGGGTCGATCCTACCGCAGGCGCAGGGCTGATTCAGGAATCGTGGCAACATGGGGTTGCCGCAACCGCCATACCCGCTGTCGCCCCGGTATCCGCTCCACAATCCCCGGCGGGTTCGGGAGGCTCGGTGTCCTCCCCGGCAGGCGGACGCGCTCCTGCGGCTTCCGGCGCACCTGCACCGTCAGCAACGCCATACAGCGGCATGAGCGAAGATGCCTATCGCCAGAAACTGGTGGACGCCGTTCGTGGCGGTGTCATGTCGGAGTACGAGGCGAACGCCAGTGTGATCCGGCAGAACCTGAACGCCGCCCTGTCCAATCTGGACGCCGAGAACGCCGCACTCGATCCTCTGTACCAGAAGCAGTTGAAGACCATCAAACAGAACACCTTCGACACGAAGGTCAGGCAGACCGAACTGATGAACCAAGGCGGATGGAACGCCTCTAACAGCGGTCTTGCCGTGGGTGAGCATACCCGGATACAGAACCAAGGCAATCAGCAGGCGGCAGACGCCGACGCGACGCACATCCAGTACGAGAACGACATCCTGCGTCGCAGGACGCTTGCCCAGACCCAGTCCGGGGAGCAGTTGACCACTGCCGAGAAGATCAAGAACGAGAAACTGGCAGGGGCTGAAGCGACCGCCATGATTCAGGCGGACGACCGCAACCGCCAGATCTTCGAGTCTGACAGGGGATTTGCCGAATCTGTCCGGCAGTGGAGTGCGAACTTCAACCTCGACACCCAGAAGTTCAACGAGTCGGTCAACCAGTACTACACCTCGAGATCCGACTCTCTCGCCCAGAAGGCGGCTGACCTGAAAAACAATGCGATGTTTGACACTCAGATGACTGACAACATGGTGACCAAGACGTTTACGCAGATCATGTCATCGAGTGATCCGTACAAAACGCTCGACAACATCCTGAAGGATGACAATCTCCCTCCTAAGGTCTACCAACAGGTCTTGTCGCTCATGCAACAGAACAAGACGCTGAGAAGCACTTCCGGGTCTGGCGGAATCGAACTCGATACGACAGGAATCTACAACTGACGGAGGAAACGATGGCAAACTTCTGGGAAAAGACACCTCAGGAAAGATACGCCGAAGCAATGGCAAAGTACGGCGGACAAAACGTGGGAGGGGTCAATCAACAGGTTGACCCCAACGATTATCAAGCGCGTTATGCGGCGGTCATGGGGACGAACTATCAGCCGACAGCCACGCCCACCATCTCCCTACAGCCCACCAACGCGCAGGAAGCCGCCCGTCGCGGTCAGCCTCCCACCACCGCATTCGACAAGGACTACTCGAAGAACGGCATCGGTGCGGCTCTCGTGGGTTCCGCCGGGGCAGGCATCGTCAACACGGGTAGGCAGGCGGCGTCCTTCATTGAGCGTGGTCTTGCCAATTCGATGGGTCAGGGCGGAGGTAGCATCACCGATGCGTTCGCGAACGCCAAGACCAAGGAAGAGGAAGACCGCCAGTACCTCAAGGACAACGGCTTCTTCAAGTACCTTGGGAAGAAATTCTCCGAGATAAACTGGGGTGAAACTGCCGGAAAGGCTGTCCTGTCACCCGGGTTGTACAACGTCGGCAAGGCGGCTCTCGACACTGGCGTCACCGATGTGAACAAATTAGTGAAACCCGTTGAGGACAAGATCAACAAGTGGGCGGACGTGGACAACGAGGGTTGGGTCGTGAAGATGGCGGCGGGTGCGTTGCAGTCTATCCCCCAGACCCTGTTGACGGCGGTCAACCCGGTGGTTGGCATCCCGATCATGTTCAACAATGCCTACCAGAACACGGCGGAGCAGTTCAAGGCGCAGGGCAGGGATATCAACGACCCTACCGTCAAGGCGAATATGCTTGGCACGTCCGTCGTAGAGGTGGCGACTGAGTACATGTTCAACTTCGCCGCAGGAATGAAGGGTGCGGCAGGCGCACTGTCCGCAATGGGCGCAAAGACCGGGGTAGCAAAGCCCCTTATTGCAGGAACGAAGGGATTCTTTGAGCAGTTCTTCAAACAGGAAGGCAAGATGATCAAGCCGACCATCGGTGCGTTCCTCGTTCATATCGCCAAACAGGGTGCGGAGGAAGGCGTGGAAGAAGTGTTCTCTGAGATCGGCGGGGGCTTGGTCGCACTTGCCACTACCGACAAGGGAAGGAAAATCATCACCCTTGGCAACACCGTAGACCCGGTAACTGGAGAAGACACGTCCGGTGCGATGACTGTAGAAAACATGGCGATGGCGTTCGGGTCAGCGTTCCTGTCGGTCGGGTTGATGGCGACCGTAAACTCCCACAAGCAGTTCGTCACTGCGAAGAAGTTCGTCACCGACAACTTCAGCGACAAGTCGATCAACGAGATTACCCAAGCGGAACTGGATGCGTTCATCGAGGCTGTCAAGACCGACACCCTGAAGAGTCCAGAACTCCAGAAAATCGCACAGGATGGTCTGGGCAACGTCCTTAAGGATGCGGTGGCGTCCACGTTCGACGGAACCATCTACACCAACACCGAGGGCGGGGACACGCTGACCGCACACTACGACACCAAGACCAACGAGTACGTCATGGAGTCGGCTACCCTGAAGGACATCGTCCGTCTCACCCCGGAGCAACTCGAAAAAGGCATCTCCGAGGGACGGTATCAAGCGCAGACCACCGCTCAAGCCCCACAGACGCCCGTAGAGGCTCCTGCAACCCCGGGGACAGAGAATATCACTCCTGCGACCGCAGAGGCTCCTGCGCCCTCTAGGGGGGCTTCAGACGCAGTCCTGACCAAGAACGAGACGGGGATCTCATTCGCCACGCCAGACGGAGCATCGCACCCGGTCACCGTGACCGAGACCCCTGCGGTAGACGGCACAACGTCGAAGTCTTATTCGGCTATGCTAGTCGGCGCAAAAGGCACGTCCGACGTCGAGGCGCACATGCTCCCCGGCGGAAAGAAGATGAGCGTGTCCGTGATGACCCCCGCGAGGGACACGACCTTCGAGGTTGACGCCAACGAGTATCTCGCCGCGCCCAACAAGGCGATGTTCCTGAACGAGAAGTCCGATCCTGTCGGTTCCCTGTCCAGAGCCTACACCGATCACGGCGAACCCGGAATCTACGAGGCGGTCACCGCTGTCACCGACTCCGCTGTGGAAGCGCATGTGGAGACGGTCGTTGCCGAGGAAAAGGCAAAGCAAGAAGAGAAGGATGCCAAGGACGCCAAGAGTGCCAAGGATGCCAAAGACCAAGCCGACATCAAGGAAGAGGTCGAGATCAAGAAGGCGACCAAGGGCAAGGAGTCCCGGGACATTCCTGCCGACGTGATCGAGCGCACCAAGAAGCAGAGGGAACTCGTCCGTACTGTACAGGAGCGGTCGTTCTCCAAGGAAGACATGGCGGCTCTCCGCGCCGTTGACAAGGACATGGACAAACTGGGAATGGTCGGGTGGCTCGTCCCTGTAAGCGAGGACGGAAACTCCCCGAAGATGAAGTGGATCTCCGACATGCTCAAGACCGAGACCGGGAAGCGGATCGTGTTCGTCACGGCTGTCGGTTCCCTCGAGATCAACGAGTTCGTGAGCGACTTCTCCAAGGACACAGTGTTCGTGAACATCTCCGGCAAGTCTGACAAGAGTGTCGCATGGGCAATCGGTCATGGCTTGTATCACCTGATGGTCAAGGACGGCAAGGGCGAAGTGTTCGCCGATGCTGTGCGGAAGTTCCTGCCAGAGAACGCAGTTGCAGACTACTTGGCGACCTACGACTCCATGCCTGCGTACAAGAGGCAGTTGGAAGACTCCGGCATTGCGATGGAAGAGATAATCGCCGACCATGCAGGCGAGGCGTTCGCATCCTCCAAGTTCTGGGAAGGTCTGATTGCTCCTACCGTCGGCAAACAGAAGAAGTCCCTGCGGAAGATCATCGCTGACTTCTTCGCACGGCTCAACAAGGAACCCGGCATTGCTGAGTCTGAGATCACGGCATTTACCGAGGCGTTCAACGAGTACAAGGAACCCGCCCCCGCTCCGGCAGTTGTTGCAAAATCCGAAACAACTGAAAAGCCAGTTGTGAGCAACAAGGTGGAACTAACCAACCCGGATGTGGTGGCAAAAATCATCAAGGGCGTCGAGTTCACTGCGACCATGACACAGGAATACGATGCACTGAAAGCGGAGTCCCGACAGTTGGCAAGGGAACGCATTGTAGACCTGAAACCGGGCGAAAAACTTGGTCACCCCTCTTCGTTCGAGGCGGAGGATAAGTACACCAACAGGATCTCCCCCAACCGAAAAAGAGACGAAATAGGGCATCAGTGGGACGATAGGATAATCAAGCAGTTGGCGATCTACTCCGCCCTTGTCAAACGACTGGCGGCGGACGTCGTTACCGACACAAGGCTTGGAATCGAGACCCCCGAAAACGCCCGGATGACGGAACAGCAGATCGGCATGCTGAACAGCCGCATAAACGCCCTCGCGAAGGACTATCTGGACTTTGCCCCCGAGCCTGTTGCCAAGCCCAAGACCCCCATGCCCAAGATCCCCAAGGGTGCGGAGAACTACATCGCTACCGCCCAGATGTCTGTTCCGGGGTCAACCAAGACTCAGACCGCTTACATCATGAAACGATTCAAGACGTACTTCATGGCGATCATGGAGTCGACAACCACGGGATCTGAGACCCGGTACAACTACAGCCAAAACGAAGGGGTCTACCGCAGGTGGAAGGGCGACCTGAATTGGATTCAGCCCAACAGCATCAAGGAGCGCGAGTCGGATGAGGTTGAGACGAAGTTCTCAATTTCCCCAAACCTGTCTGAGATCGAACAAAAGGCTATCGACTACTTCGGCACGACATACCGCCTGTCAGAGGCGGGGTTTGTTCTGCAAGACGGAACACTGCTCGACCTGTCGGAGAAGAAGAACGGCGGTCAGCCCGGAACACGGAGTCAGGATCACCGGGAGGTGTCGGCATTGTACCCTTCCGGGACGGGGCAGACCGAGTCCTTGGACAAGTTTCTTATGGAGACGAACGCACTCAGGATGGCTTATCTGCCAAACTATGCGCTGTTTACTGCAATGGGAAGCACCCCCATATCAGATGCCCAGAGGTCAATCATCATGAGGTCTGCGGTTCATAAGGAGTCGGTGGTATTCGACTACTACGCAACCGACATGGACTCGTCCGCAACTCAGGTGTGGGAATTCGACATGCCCTCGGTGGCGACCGTGAAACGCATGATCGAGGAGATCAACGAGGCGAAAGCGGCGTCCGTTGTACAACCCGTTATATCTGAAGAGATCACCAACGAGCAGGCGCAAGCACTTGCCGACATCGGGGCGCAGGTGGACGAAGCGTCCGAGTCCGTTGCTCCCACGTTGTACAGTTTCCCGTCGCTTCAGCGGTCGGATCTTGTCCTCGAGCGGGAAGCCGCATCGATCTCGATTCAGAATGCGACAGGCGTGACCAAGGCGCAAGCGGACAAGTGGATCGAGGACGTCATGAGCGTCGCATCCATCGTCCTAGCAGGGCGAGACCGTCTGTTCTTCGACCCGAGTCCCCATGTCAGTTTCTTCAAAACAAACGTGGAGTACTTCGGGTCTTTGGACTCGTCCACCATTTGCGCCAAGCGCAGGCTTGCGATGGGTACGTTGGACGCCATCCAGAAGAGATTCCCTACCATGCGGATAGCGTCAGAAGACCTGATGAAAGTCCGACAGATCATGCAGAGAAAAGAACTCCAGATCGCCTGCGGGATCTGCTACGTCGAGTCCACCCGCAAGGATCTGGGCAAGTATGTGGACATGTTCATCGACCTGTACAAGGAGTCGCAGAAGTCCGGTCAGCCTATGTTCAAGGCTCCTTACAAGGAGTTCGTCCCCGACCCCAAGAAGCCAGACATGAAGGAACAGCCGAGAGCCGTGCTGACGTGGGACAAGAGCAAGGCGAAGAATAACCCCGGAAGAACTTACACCGCCGACAAGGACTTCACGCCCACCATCACGGACCTGAACACCACGGACGGGATCGAGAACCTGCGAGACACGCACCCCGAAGTCTACGAGGCTTTTGTGGGCGTTATGAACGGTCTCAATCAGCAGAAGCCCAAACTGCTTGAAAAGCGCACCGAGTATCGGAACGAGATCTGGGATCAGTTCGACAGCATCGAGAAGGTTGAAGAGATGAATCGCAACGGCGGTATCCGCTTCAACTCGTTCTCCGACTTCGAGGTTCCACACGCGCTCGACATGATGCAGGCAGTGATGGACATGGCGCGACGAGGGCTTAAAGGGCAGGCGTTCACCAAGGTGATCAATTTCTCGATGCTCCTTGGCGGAACCGGAGTAAAGATAAACATCGGAGTGATCCCTCTGGGACTTGGAGTGGACGCCGACGGCAACCTGATCTTCGATGACATCGAGGGGGCAAACCACAAAGAGGCGATCAGGGCGAGGGAAAAGAACCCTAAGGATGTCGGGCTGATCATGGTCGGCAAGAACGATATCCACATTCGTGCCTCGATGAAATCGGGCATCATCGACTTCATCATTCCGTTCCACAGAAGCCAATGGTCAAAAGCACAATACGAGGCACTGGGGATCGCCGGGTATTCGGACTACACAATTTTCCAGAACGAGTCGTATGTCGTTCCCGTTCTGAGCGAAAGCGGGAAAAAACTGCGCCCGGAGAACTTCAGACCGAATGACTACTGGGACTTCTCCTTGACCGGAGAGCAGAATGCCGACGCCTACATCGAAATGTGTACAACCGGGAATCGGATTCCCAAGTTTATCCAGTTCGCTTTCTCAGATGCGGACATTCGCAAATTCCTTTCTACCCCCGACGGGAATAAGTTCACGCTTGAGGACTTTACCGACACGAAAAAAGCGTGGAAGATGGTGAGATACCAAAAGGCAACGGTGGACAAGTTCGCCAAGTTCATGGTGATGATTAAGGCGAAAACCAACCCCGGATACTGGAAGCAACTTGTCGACTTCAAGATGTACGACAACAACGGAATCGGCTCTCCCCAACAGCCAGTAGTCCCGCAGTTCGACATAGTCGAGGCAGAGCGCATGCTCGACGAATACCACGACGATCCGAACACGTTCCCCGTGGCGCAGGATGTTGTGGACGAGTTCGCCGCATGGAAGAGCGGAACCAAGTACTCCATCAACAACGCCCTTGAATTCGGCGGAGAGGTAGCGGGACATCCCGCCTTCATGAGTCCTATGGGCAACTGGCTCGTCGATCAGGTAGACGTAAAGACCACGCCCGTTCAGTGGCTCAAGAAGTTCGCATCCGCCCCGTTCAAGTCGGAGCATGAGTTTGAGTTCCTTGGCATCAAGGACTGGATCGAGTCGCAGACGGAATCGCTGACCGGGGCGCAGATCCTCGACTACTACGAGGAACACAACGCGCTGTTCACGGAGGAGGACGATCTCGACTCGATGAGACGTCCGAGGTGGGCTACCTACTCTCCGGGGCAGGAAATCGTCAACGGGCATGAAGACCTGTTCGAGAACTACCGAATGAAGTCGGTGGTCATGGACACGGCGTCGATCCCTGCACCTTTCACCAACAACGACATGATGGCGCACAACGCATGGAAGTCCGTAATGATGTTCACCCGCATGGAAGACGTCAAGGCGGGGGCTGTTCCCGCCTACCCCAACGGCGCGGTCTACGGCGTCGAGGTGCAGTCCGACGCGCACTCCGAGGCGCAGAAGGAAGGCGGACTGGGATACGCCAAGAAACTGATGCCGGGTGAGATCGGCAAGGCTCCCGAACTGAACCAACGTCTCGTCGCCGCTCAAGCCGCATACGACGCTGCGCACGACAGGGAGATTGCGGCGGCAGTCGAACTGACCAACATGGGCGAACGACTTGGCAGGTGGAACTCGGAAGCCAAAATACAAAAGTGGAACAGGGAGCATGCCAAACGGAGTTACGAACTCCGGCGGGACGGATACACCAGTTTTGATTTATCTACGGACAACCGTCTAAGATCGCTTGACCTCGCAAAGGCGGTTATAATCCCGATCCGAAACTTTGAAGACCCGACGGAAGTCTTGGAAATGCAAGACGCCCTGAAGTTCTACGCCCTCAAAACGGACGTCGAGCATCTTGAAGGCGTTGCAGGATCGTACCTCGTTGAGGTGACCGACGAGGATGGCGTGACGTCATACGAAAGCGACCAAGAGATTTTGGACGTTGTCGAAATCGGGAAACGCGCCGTGGAGTACGCCGGAATATATCGCGCCGCCAACAGGGATTCTGCGGAAGCGCGGATAAGCATGAGAGCCGCCGAAAAGGCGGTCGACAAACAGCAGACCCCCGACCTGCCCTTCAAAAAAGACTACCCGCTCCTTGGCTTCAAGATGTGGCTCAGGGATGCTATCGCCACGGGCAAGGATGCCGTCATGTGGGCAGGTTGGATGCATGCGAAGCGGTGGATGGTCAAGGAAAACTACGCTTTCCTGCGTGTGCTTGATGTTCAAGAGGTCGAGTCCAAGTTCGGTCTCAAGATTCGCCATTGGGATGTCGAGTACTATGGAAGATCTCCCGACGAAAGCAGTTACTCGCTCAGAACAGTAAAATTGTCTGCAAATCGTCTCGACACGGAACTTGGGAAGTGGATGTCGGACAAGGTTTTCGCTTCCAAACCCGGCGATGTCTTCTATGGTCAGGCTCCCGGTCAGACCAACGGGTTCATCCCTAACGTGTACGACGTCACGCTCGTCAACTCCGTCAACAAGTACATCAAGAAGTGGGGTGTGAAAGCGGAGTACAAAGAGGTCGAGAACCTGCCCGGCATGCACTGGGTGGTCGAGATCAACGACGCCATGCGCTTTGAACTGGAACAGGTTCCGCAGGTGCTGTACTCCATCACCGCCGAGCATCTGTTCAACAAGAACTTCACCCCCGAGAACTTTGAGAAGCCGACCCTCGACAACATCACGATGGCGGCGAAGTTCTATCAGGTGCAGGGACACAGGGAAACGTGGCGCAAGGTTGCCTCCATGATCCAGAGAGACCCGGCAGGGACTCGTATGGACGCCTCCGACATCACCAAGATCTCGCCCGAGATGACTGTTGCCCGAATGGTCTACATGTACATGGATCAGGTTCGCGGTCGCCATGCCGATGCGGCGCAGTGGGCATACGTCATCAACAAGGCGAACAAGGGTGGAGGTCAGGCGATTGAAGCGGTCAAGATGTTCCAAGGACTCGCTCCGGCAGGCATCCTGTCGTTCGCCCTCAAGCGCATCCAGTCGTTTCTCAAGGAAGACGATCTGAAGCGCATCGAAGCCAAAGCAGTCGAGGCGGCAGGGGTAATCACGCAAGCGGATCTCGACGCACTCCGTAAACTTTTGTCCGAAAAAGACGCAATAGTAAACGCCCTGAAGAACGAGAACTCTGCGCTCAAGAGCAAGATGACTGCGGCAGAAACCCTCGAGGAGCGCATCAAGAAGTACATGCGCGAACTGGGCGAGTTCGATGCCGACCCGGTCAAGGACTTCGTGGATATCCTGCACGGCGTGGCGACCACGGTATTTCCTGCGACCAAACTGCCGAAGACCCAAGACCCGGTGCAGTTCATGCGGTGGGTGCTGAAAAACAACGACAACCTGAACTCCCTGTGGAAGACTGCAATGGAGATGTTCAATCGGCTGTATGCCAACGATGCCGTCGGTCGTGCCGAGGTCATGGCATATTTCAACGAGTTCATCCCCGGCGGATCGAAGATCGACCCGGCAAACTACTCCGCACAGATGCTCCGCAACATCGGGCATGCGCTCGAAGCCGAGTACTCCTCCGAGTTTCACACGTTCCAGTCGATGGTCAAGCGTCTTCTGGAACTGGGCGTCACCGATAGGGATGCTATCACCCTCGCTAGACACTTCCAGAAGGCTGTAGGCGACCTTTCCCGTGAAGAGAAGGTACGGACACTCAGGAAGATCCTGCCACGTTCTGGCGAGTCTGGGGCGCGTCTGGTGATAGAGCGGATCATCAACATCTCCAACGAGCGAGGTCTGACATCCACGGAGATCCAAGGATACGTCGCTCACCTGCTTGGTCTGCCGAGCCTATCTCCCGAACTGGCGAAAGAACTGATGGACATGGCGCAGAAGATCGCCGACATTAACGAGGTCGCCGCAAAGGCGGGTCGGGTCCTGACCGCCGAGGAACAGCGCGAAGTGGACGTGCAGACTGCCTTGATCATGGCGAGGATCGCAAGCCAACGCCCCGTCAACTGGACGGAGAAGGTAGACCTTATCCAGTCCATGTCGATGCTGTCGATGTTCAAGTCCTCCATCCGAAACATCCTCGGCAACACGGGCTTTGGCGTAGTGGACACGCTCAAGGACTACATGTCGGTCGCCATTGACCGTGCGACCTCTGTCTTCACCGGGCAGAAGACCATCCCGCTTCCTCAGTGGAATGCGGCGATCCACGGTGCGATCACCGGGGCCAAGCACTCCGCCCAAGATATCATGATGGGCATCGATACCTCCGTCCTCGACACCGGGTACTCCGTTGAGAAGGGCGACATCCTGAAGTCCAAACTGGGCAAGTTGATGATGAAGGTCTTCCGGTTCAAGATGTCCCTGCCCGACCGTGTGGCACAGGGTGCGTGGTACGAGTCGCACCTCAAGGGGCTGATGAAGATGAAGGGCGAGACGGAAGCCTCGCAGGACTCCATCGATGCGGCTGTCGCATTTGCCGAGTACAAGACCTTCACCGATGACAACCCGGCGTCCACCGCCTTCGGAACGCTCCGCTCCGTCCTGAACGGCAATATCACCAAGGCAAGCAGAAGCAAGGGAAACGGACAGATCAAGTGGGGCTTGGGTTCCATCCTGATCAAGTTCCCCAGAGTCCCCGGTGCGCTTCTGATGCGTACAATCGAGTACAGCCCGATCTCCCTTGCCCGTGCGCTCTGGACGCTTGCCAAGCCGATCTACGAGTCCAAACGGTTCGGTGGATCATACAAGGAGAACTTCGCTCCCGCCCAGAAGAAGTTCGCAACACAACTGGCGAACGGCATCTTCGGTACGGCGATCACCATCGGCATGGGACTCCTGCTGACAGCCCTCGGACTCATGTCGGGCAGGGAGCCTGAAGACAAGAAGAAGCGCGACGCCAACGCCGCAATGGGAATCACCGGATACCAGATGAACTGGGACGGACTGTGGCGGTTCGTGTCGTCTGGATTCAACCCGGATGCGGCGAAGATGGAGAAGGGCGACAACCTGACCACGTTCGAGTGGATGTCCCCCATGTCGCTCGGACTGGCAATCGGAGCCAACCTGTATCAGGAGACCAAGACCCTGCAAGGCGCGGACATTGCACCGTTCGAGAAGTTCTCCCAGATCGCTCTGGTGGCATCGCTGTCCGGTCTCGAGTCCATCACCGAGATGTCCCTGATGCAGGGGATCTCGGCACTGTTCGACAACACGGGATACCGCTCGTCTATCGCCTCTGCCGACAGGGAACAGCCGTACTTCGGCGAACGCCTGATCAATGCGGCGGTCACCGTGCCTGCATCTTTCATCCCGAACGCCCTCAAGGTCACCCGGGAACTTCTCGACAACACCCGGAGGTACACCTACTCCACGAGCGCGTTGGAATATGCCTACAACGTCATGCTCAACAAGATCCCCGAAGCCGAGAAACTCCTGCCGCCGTCTGTTGATGTGTACGGAAACCTCAAGGAGATCTATCAGGCGAACGGCAACAACTGGGGCAACGTGTTCTTCAACCCGTCGGTGGCAACCAAGTACACGCCGTCCTACGAAACCATGCTCGTGCTGAACACGATGGTCGAAAAGGCGGGGACGAAGTACGACTCCTCCAACGTGTCGCCCTCTTCCGTCAAGACCACCATCGACGTCACGGTGAACGGTGTCAAACAGCAACTCGTCCTCGACGCCAAGGAGCGCATGGAGATGCAGGAACTGGTCGGGAAGAACGTGGTAGCCAACTTCAAGCGCATCCCGGCTTCCGCTACAGTGGAGCAAAAGGTCAAGGCGATGCAGGAGATTATGAGTCAAGTGTCAGCCGCCGCCAAGGAGTTCATGGCAAAGAAGAAACTGGGATTGGACTAAGGGTATAATTCAGGGAAACAGAAGGCGGAGGCACATGAGTTATGGTTGCAACCCAACTAACACAGGCAACGATCACATGGATGGAGGGCTTAATCGGGTTCATCGTCGTCCTGCTTATCGTCCTGAACTTCTGGTCGAATCTGAGAAAAGCAAGGTACGAAGCGGAAGCCACAAAGACAGCGGCGAAAGTAACGTCAGACAAGGAGAAAGAGGAGGCTGTTCAAAAGGCAATCATCGAGGCGAAGAAAGAGACCGCTTCGGAGATAGCGTTCCGCGATTTGCAGAGTACCGTAGAAAAGATGAACGACACGGTTCGGTGCATGAGCGATACTGTGACCAAGGACATCAACTCGATCCGGGCAACGGACGTAGAGCGAGTGAGGTGGATGACCGAGATCGATGCGTCTGCAAAGGCGGCGCACAAACGGTTGGACGTCCACAGGATTGCAGAACACGGCGTGGCAAACGATGCACATTTCAAGTTCAACGAAACCGCAACCGCAGAAAGCACATGAGGAGGATTACCATGCCAGAACTTCAGACACAGGTACAGTCCCGTTGGAAGAGCAAAGCATTCTGGATTCTGCTTACCGGGCAGATCATCGCCCTGATCGAACTGCTTGGCGGATTCAAGGCAATCGGCGTCGACCTTGGGACAGCGGGAACGGTAGTCGCAATGGTCATCGAGATCGTCTTCTCTGTCCTGAACGGAGCGAACAACCCCACCAATCCCATCGGAGCGTAGTATGGTTGACATCGTCTACTCCAGACCTGATCTCAGCGAGTATCACGAGAACCTTGTGGGCGAGACCCTCAGGGTTCAAGTCATGTCAACGACCTCGGAGTTCGATGTCGGCAACGTGATCACGTCCGGGGACGAGGGTGCCTACTTCCTTGAGATTGAGTTCATGGATGCGGGCTACCTCGACCAGTATGTGGATTGCGTCCTCCGATTTGTCCGGGGCGATGGCGAGGTTATCGACGTCTCCGCCGACATCGACGGGAACAGGCTGATCTACCTGCTCGACCACTACTTGTACGAGATTCCCGGTCTCACCTGTTGGGTGCGGCTGACTGCGATCCCTCAACAGGCGTCGTGGACGGAGGGCTACAGCATCATCACCCCGCTCAAGATTTACTTCTCGAACATCCGACTCAGCCCACCTGCCCCGGTGGGTACGCCTGCATAAGGAGCAACTATGATCAAGTGGTGGTTCGCGCCGTTCCTAGAAGAAGCAGAGGTTACCGGGTGGGCAGACAACCGCACTGTCCAAGAGCCGGGTCAGGACTACTGGTCTGATGCGAACATCAAGGCGGGTCTGATCTGGTCGAAACATCCGGGACTGGACTTGGTTCGCGGGGGCGTTGGTACGCCCATCTACTCGATCTCTTCCGGGTACGTTCTGGAAGCGATGGAGTGTCCCGTTGGGGCAAGTGGGAACTTCGGCGGATGGGAGTCTGGCACTCGCGTGGCGATCACCGCAGGGAAGTACAAGGGCAAACCCTCCGCATGGGGATACAACCACCTCAACTCATTCGTGGTCAACAAGGGAGACTGGGTGGAAGCCGGACAGTTGATCGGCTACATGGGCAATACCGGGGACAGCAAGGGGGCGCACCTGCACCTCGTGTTCTACGTTGGGACTCCCGGCGTGGACATGAAAAACTACGATCCGCTTCCGTTCTTGGACGGGCGGAGCGTGACTATTCCTGACTCGCCTCCCGCTCCTCCGTCGGTCGCGTTCAACATGCCGATCATCGCACGGTTCAGGAACACGGAGAAGAACATCATCAATCTCCGCATGTCCCCGGACAAGGACTCCGCAGACATTGGCGACATCAAGCCCGGAGACGAGTTCGAGATCAGTGAGATTTACGACAACCCATCTCAGGGCATCATCTTCGGGAATACTGGAAAAGGGTATGCCGCTCTGACGTATCAGGGTGCTGTCTGGTGTACGCCAATCGCGCCCGTAGCGGTGGTAGACCTGACACAGCAACTGGCGGAGGCGGACAACGAAATCGTCAGGCTCGATGCGCTCGTGGATGAGATCACCCTCTCCAACAACAAACTCATGGATGCGAACGTCTCCCTGACGGGAACGGTTGTAGACTTCAGCAACAGGCTCAACGAGATCAAAGCCCGTTGCCCGTAGGGGTAACATCGAAAGGAGACCAACATGGCGAGGTACTGGGAAGAACAGCCGGGGGTGCAGACGCAGGCTGACGATGTCGCCACAAGCATCCCACTCAGAGGCAGACGGATCTACATGGTCTGTCTGTCAGGAAACTTGTGGGTTGATGGAGACAAAACAGCCGTCGCCGCCACAGGATGGAAACTCCCCGCAGGTTCGGGGCAATGGTTCACGGCAAGACAGGATCTGAGCGTTGTGTCCGATGCAAACGGAGCGACGTACCAGTACTTCAAGCCGGACGAGAAGGGGGTCGTGTGATATGGAAGGTGATATGCAGATCGTATCCCTCGATCCCGTCATGGATGCTGTCAACTCGCTGAAGGCGGAGGTCATGAAGATCCCCGTAACCGGGACGATCACCAACAACGCCGGAGACACCCCCGCCGTGTCAAGCCATCGATCCGGCACGAGTATCCACGTCGTTCCCGCCGCCGGGTATACCGACGGGACAGACGATGCCTCCGTCATCACGGACGCCGACTTCGTTGCCGGGAAGATCAAGGCAGGAGAGAACATCTTCGGTCTTGCCGGGACGTATGTAACGCCCATCACCGGGGACGCCGTTGTCGCAGATGTCCGGGCGGGTAAATTGTTTTACAAGGACGATGCCACTGCTCAACTCGAGGGAACGGCAACGCACTTCGAGGATGGCACGGCTGACGCAGTCGCGGGTGACATCGCCTTGGGCAAGATCGCCTACGTCAACGGAGTCAAGATCGTCGGAACCTACGAAGCGTAACACAGGGGAGAGCCAATGACGCCACCGTCTTCGGTCAACGTCACCACTCTGCCGATTGTGGTATCCGCATCGACGAGGGACTACACCCTTGGTGACACGATCAGTTATGGCGATACCAACGCCTACCGGATGGAGGTCACGTTTGCGGACGTGGTCTCCATCTCGGGGGCGTGTAACCTGCACTTTGTGCGGGGGGATGGGCAGACCACCGATGTTCCCGGCGTCGTTGTCGGGAACAAGATCTCATACACTCTAGCCGCCGCGCTGTATGCGCTGTCCGGGTTGACCTGTTGGGTGCAGTTCATCAACGGAGAAACGATCTTCACCCCGCTCAAGATCTCGTTCGCCGGGATCAGGAGCATCCCCACCGGAGATCCCATCGTGGATCTCGACCCGTACCCGGACTGGCTCACGGCTATTGCCGATGCGAACGATGCGGCTGACCGGGCAAACGAAGCGGCGCAAACACTGGAGGATCTCCTCGCAGGAGGAGGACTGGGAGAGGGAACTCCTCCACAGGTAATGACCCAGATGACGGGTCTTACGATTGATGGCACATGGCGCGATTGGACGCCGACAGGGATCGTCCTTGCAGACCAAACCGTCTACCAACTATGGTTGAGAGTCACCGTGGGAGCGGACTTTATAATAGCCACCGGGCAGTTCATCTGGAGCGCGGCATCGCCCACCGTAGCATGGTCAAACGAGATCGTCCTGCACATGCTTCCAGTGTTCGCTTCGGCTCAGAAGCCAGTCTTTGTCAGGGTGATGTCGCCCGGGGGATCGGCGTTCAAACTCCAGATCGCATCCACGGACACGATGACCGACCCTGTTGTAGACGCAAAGTTCAAGGCACTCTTGTAAGGAGGACACCCCAATGGCAATTATGATGAAGGACAAACTAGGCATTGATGTCGATCTGCTCGACGGGAACCACTCGACAGCATTTCAGGCGGCGGGCAACGAACTCTCCGCATTGCAGGCTCTGTCGGATTCCGCCGGGTACATCTACAAGTCTGGCGATGGCGCATACGCCATCCAGACACCCTCTGTGGGTGCGGCTGTCGCGGATCTTACCGGAACGGCGATGGCTGTCGGTGATTCCGCTACCGTGGGTGTCGCCGCTACTGCCGCGAGATCCGATCACAAGCATGCGTTCACCAACCCGAAGATCGATGATCTGTCCGCCGCAGATGACAACACCGACCTCAACGCATCCACCACGGCGCACGGACTGCTGATCAAGGCGGTCGCTCCCGCCGCGACAATGATCAGCGTGGTCGGCATCGGCAACGGCGAGACGATCTACTCGCTGAAAGCCCTGTTCGATGCTACCGTACCTGCGGCACTTGGCACGGCGGCAGTCGGCTCGTCCACCTCGGTAGCCAGACGTGACCATGTCCACACGTTGCCTGCTCTCGATGCGATGGCGGCGGCTACGGACATCACAACGGCGAATGCCTCTACGACCGCCCACGGATTGCTTCTGAAAGCCACGGCTCCGGCGGCGGGACTTATCAATGTCGTGGGGATCGCCAACGGAGAGACGGCGTACACCTGCAAGGCGTTGTTTGACGCCACCACTCCGGCGGACGTCTCCATGTCTGCGGCGGCGGTCGGCACTGCGGTTGCGGCGGCTCGTCGCGACCACGTCCACTTGCTTGCCGACGCCGCCGTCACCTATGCCAAGATGCAACACGTCTCGGCAACAGACATGGTTCTCGGACGATCCACGGCAGGATCTGGGGACGTTGAGGAAATCGCATGCACCCTGTATGGTCGGAACCTGATCGCGGCGGCATCCCTCGCGGCGCAGAAGACCATCCTCGGTATCGACAACTCTTCCTACCAGACGATGACCCAGAAGACCGGGCAGACAGTCAACACAAACTGGGCGGCGTTCGATCCTACTTCGTCCGGCGTGACTCTGGTCGATGGCGGCGTGTATGCCTTCAAGATCAAGGTCACCGGGACAACCACGACCACGATCATCGAGGCGGTCGGAATGTTCGTCTGGAAGACAGCGGGTTCCGGCGCGGCGGCGAACAACGAGTTGCTCCTGCACACGGTTTCCCAGACGGCGGGTGCGACCGCGGATTTGAAAATCTTCGTCCGGCAGATCACCGCAGGAACAGGCGCGGCTTGGACGCTCCAGTTGGCGGCGGACTCTGATCTTGGCGCGACCGCCAAAATCGACGCGATCTTCCACCGAATCCTCTGATCGGAGGCTTGAACGATGGCACTAAAACTCAAAGATCCCACCGGGATCGATGCGGACAAGTTGGACAGCCTCGACTCTACCGCCCTTCAGGCGGCGGGGAACGAACTGTCTGCGCTCCAGTCCCTTGCTGACACTGGCGGGTACATGAAGAAAACCGCAGACGGGACATACGCCCTCAAGACCGCCGCCGAGATTGCCACCGAGGCATCAGGTTCCATGCAGTCCGTGGACGTTGTCCTGCCCATCGGCTACATGGGCGCATGGGGATCTGACACTCCGCCTACCGGATGGATGCTGTGCGACGGCACAGCGATCAGCAGATCGACCTATGCCGAGTTATTCGCGATCATCGGCACGGCATACGGTGTTGGCGACGGCTCGACCACGTTCAACCTGCCCAACTTAAAAGGGAAGATGGTAGTCGGAAAGGACTCCACCCAGACGGAGTTTGACACCCTTGGCGAGTCAGGCGGGGCGAAGACCGTTACGCTCGACACCACCATGATCCCCTCCCACACCCATGTGCAGGACAGTCACAACCACACCCAGAACGCGCACGGGCATACCCACTCCGCAACCACGTTCGCGCCCAGAATCATCAACTCCGGTACTGCCGGAACTGTCGGCGTACAGGGTGCATCCGCCGCCTCCAATGCCAATGCCTCCAACGCCGCCACCACTGTCCCGACCAACTCGGACGCCACGGCTACCAACATTGCCACAACTGCTACCAATCAGGCTACTGGCGGCGGTCTGGCACATGCCAACCTGCCCCCGTATCTTGTTGCAAACATGATCATCAAGGTCAGCAATTCGGTCGGGTCGAATCCGTTCAACTTCGGAATAGCACAGGGCAATGCGGTCAAAGTCAGTGCCGCAGGTGTCGCATCAGGGCAATATGCGCGGTTTACCTCGACCGGACTGGAGGGCAGGACTACCGCGCAGGTGTTGGGTGATATCGGAGCGCAGGCGTCAGGGACAACGATTCCTATTGATGGATTGATTTATGGTTCGGGTACATGGGAGTACGTTTCTGCCGCCGCGCCCTCTTTTGTGTTGCGTGTAAACGCCGATATCACCGGGCTATTTTCGGCGGGAACTAGGTTGCGACTTTTGCAGACAACATATAAGTGGTTCATCGTAACGGCAATGGGCGTCTACTCGGGTGGATATACTCCTGTAACGATATATGGTGGTACGGACTATACACTCACCAATGCCGCTATAACAGATGTTAGGTATTCGCTCGAAAAGGCTCCGGCAGGATTCCCGCTTGATCCTGCCAAATGGACAATAGAAACTGTCAATTTAACCCAAATATATCAAGCATCTCCCACTAATGGTACATGGTATAACTTGGGATCACTATCAATCGCCATTCCGGTAGGAGCATGGAGAGTGCAATATGAGGCTTCCTTGCAAACCTTAATAGCCGCAACCGGAGGTTCGGCGGCTAAAATTACGCTGTCCACGGGCAATAACAACGAAACCGACATCCACTTTTCAGCAATAAAAAGTGGATATGGTTCAGGTGTCAATTTCTCATTGATAAGCACGATGTATCGCGAAAAACACCTCTTAATAGCCGCCGCTACGACGTACTATCTTAACGCTCAAGTCGTTGATACCAACTGTGGATATCTGGAAATTCGTGGAGATTATGCGGCAACAATCATTCGTGCGATATGTGCATACTTGTAAGGAGGATTACCCATGATCACAAATTTGAGGGAGGCAAACATGATCACACTGAAACTTGGCGACCTGAACGAAATCAACCGGGGGCTGACTGAACTCATGGGCAAGGAACTTCCGCCGAAAGCCGCCTACTGGGTCGCCAAGATCCTCAAGAAGATCGTGGCTGAGAACACGGACTTTGAGGAGGCGCGTCTCAAACTCATCAAGAAGTGGGGAGTGCTTGGCGAGGACGGCGAGGTCATCGTCAACCCCGAAACCAAGAGGTTTACCCTGACGGACGAGCCTGCGTTCGAGGTCGAGTATCGCGATCTTGCCGATGGCGACTTCGAGATCGAAATGCGGATGATGAGACTGTCCGAGCTCGGCGGGATCTACATGAAGCCCGCTATTCTGTTTGCGCTGATGGACAAGATCATCGAGGAAGACCCAGAGTAATTCCAGACACAAAAAAAGACCGCCACCCGATGAGGGCAGGCGGTCTTTTTTTTAATAGCCGTAGTGTTCCTTGAAGTAGCGTTCCATGTCCTCCGCGTCCGTTCTCCGGGCATTGGCTACTACTATCGTGTCGTAGCACTCCCTGTGGTACACCACCGTCACCGTCCTCTTCGGCGGCACTTTCCCCTCAGTGAGCGGTTCCGGTGGCAGCCAGCGCATGAACGTGGTTGACTCCATGTGTCTCACTTCCTTGCCGCAGAGGTTGCACTTGCCCACGATCTTCTTGCCAACATGGGCTTGGTAGAACTTGAACCGGAACAGAAAGTCACGGACATCCCTCTTGAGCGTCTTGATCAGTTTGCTCATCCCTCTTCTCCTTTGTACTTGTCCCCAAGTCTCTTTGTGATCAGCTTCAGCATCTCGATGGCGATCAGCCGTTCATCCCCCTTGCACTTGTGGCTGATCCGCTTCTCCTCTTCGGACACGACGGCGTAGTACATGCGATCCGTTGACGGTCTGACCTCCGCACACTTCCGACAAGAGTTTCTCGTCTTAAGGGGGAACGGCATAAGCGCCGCTCCGACCGCCATCCCAATGGGGTTGAATGGGGGAGTGATCGGGAGAAAAAAACCTCTCCCTCTGCTCCGCACTCAGTGCATATACCTATCCTCGGCATCATATGAAAGTCCCCTCCAATCCTTCCAACAGGTGATTGCATGCGGTTGCCACCGACTCCTTCACGACGTCAACCACCACATCGTCAAACTTAGTCTTCAAAATCTCCAAGTTCGTTATCATGATATTCGTTCCGTACTTTAGCCGATTGTGGTAGGTCGTCAACCGGATAACAACGTGCCACCGTCTGGGTCGCTTCGACTCCTCCGTTGCGTACTCGTTGTACTTTGTGATGGTGGCGTGGATTTCGGGGCGTCCCACAGCCGCATACTCGTTCAAGGCGTCCTGCACGGACTTGATGACCGAGGACTGCACCCATCTAGCTTTTTTGGTGATCATGTCCCCCTCCTACTGATCGAGATCGAACGGCAGGCTGATATCCTCGTCCGATATCGGAACAAACCCCGTTTGCGCTCCCGGCTTCTCATCTTTGTAGAATTTAGGCTCGTACTCCCCACCGGATGCCTGTGTGGCTTCGTGTGGGGCTTGTGACGCGCTTTCAGCGAAATAAACGTCCTCACATACTACTTCGGTCGCCGTGCGCTTCTTGCCCTCGCTATCCTCGTAGGAGCGCACCTGAATCCTGCCGGAGATGGCGATCCGCGATCCCTTGTGGAAGTACTTGGCAACGAACGTCGCCTGCTGTCTCCAGAACACGACGGGGACGAAGTCAACCTCGCGTTTGCCGTCCTCCTTTTTGGTACGCCTGTCCACCGCAAGCGATGCGGAGCAGACCTCTACTCCGTTGTTCAGGGTTTTGAGTTCCGGGTCTCGGGTCAGCCGACCCATCAATACTACTTTGTTAATAGCATTATCCTCCTATGCTTCCAGTAGGCGTACATGTGGTATGACATGTGCGCGCTTGCTGTCATGACAACCATGTTTTCGATTCGGTTGTCAGTCCTGTTTCCGTTGATATGATGAACGACCTCTCCCGGAGAAAGCGATCTCCCGAGGTGCGCTTCCATCACGAGCCTGCGAGCCATGATGTATCCGCCGATTGATGAGTTTGGATGATCTGGGTAGTAGATGGACTTGTATCCATCCCTCCGAAGCTTGGAATGTCCAGAGGTATGAATCTTGTGTGCCTCCCCGATCTTCGCCTTTGTTTCTGACGACAAAACCTTCCCTTTTTGGAACTTAGACATTTTCACAAGGTCTTCCGGGGTGTGCTTGCGCCCCTTGTAGGTGAAGGTCTCCTTTTGAGGGCGGCTCTGAATCCCAAACCGGTGTATGCGGTTGAACACGGTTCCGATGGACACGCCCAACAGGTCTGAGATCGTGTGCATCGGAAGACATTTGTCACAGTACAGTTCCCGAAATTTACTCTCGGTTGGGATCGTCTTGTTCATCAGTACCACTCTCCCTTTCGCACTATCCACACCGGAAACCATCCGGGCTTAGGTTTCCCGGTCTTCCTGTTTGCCGGTCGCTTTCCCATCTCGTACACCTGATACCCTCCACACTGATCGTCGGTATTCTCCCAGTCAGAACGACATTGGTATGCACACCATCCTTCATGCACCGCTTCCTCCGGTGCCGTAGAAACATCGACGGTGTCTACCTCGTCGATGTACGCCATGACCTTCGCCCGATCCGGGCATTCGTCCTTTGCGATGATATACGCTTCGCCGTCGCAGTCAAAGTCCCATGCTTCCCATGTAAATTTGCGCTTCTTAGCCATTGGGCATCGCCGCCTTGCTGACTTCGCAGAACATCTTCTCCAGACACCGATGTTTCCGGTAGGTCTTCCGCTTGAACAACTTTTTGCAGTACAGGCACTCGAGAGCGATCGCCTCCACGGTGTCGCTGATCGTGATGGGGAATCCTCTAGAGACATTACTGACTGGCATCTTCTTTTTCATTTCCGGTCTCCCTTCCCGAACTTGGTGTCCTCGTCGTACCACTCGTTTGCCTCCGCACTCCTGTTTGCCAGTATCCGCTCTGCCTGATGCTGTGTTTCGTTCTTCCAGATTTTCCTGTCGATACGCCTGCGATCCCAAGCGTCGTAGATCAGCATCCCGGCGATGGCGAGGACGAGGATCGCGAGCAGGGCGAGAAAAAAGTAGACCACGAATATTCTCAGATTTTCCATAGGTGAATCCTCCCAGATTCGTTACTCGAATTCGCTGTGTTCTGTGATTATGACGTAGGTTTCGCTTTTTGCCTCGTAGAATTTACGGCAAGAGTTATTGTAAATCTGGCTGTCGTCCTTGTAGACAATCCCTCGCATGGCATCCCAGATCGCCTTCTCGATGTTGTCGTTGTCCGGCTTGCTCAGATACGGAGTGTCAAAAAAGATCGCCTTGGCGCGCCTCTTCTTCGACCACGACTTTGGCGGTTCCACATAGACCTGTATCCGGATCTCCATAGGCTTCAGTGACGGCTCCCCCGCCCACGCCTGCTTCGCAAGCCATCCGACCTTGTCCTCGTAAGAGCGGGTCTTGTTTGTCGTGTAGTGATGCCCGGTTCTGGTTGACCTTGCTCGATCTTTGCCTTCCGCCTTATCCGGAATGACGAAGGTGACTACCCTATTCATCCGCATCCACCTCCGCACCCACTGCCGCCGCAGGCATCGACGCCTCCATCGCCTGTTCCCGGAACATTCCCTCGTCCTTCGGGAAGATCGCCCGGAGCCTCGAGATCTCCCGGTCGATGTGTTTCCGCAGATCGGAGAGCGTCTCCACCTGAGGAGAGTCAATCCTTCGCCGGATCAGGATTTTCAGAAGCGTCTCGAACACATAGTCCAGTCTCTGGATGTACATGCTCCTGCTTCTGCTCATCGATCCGTCTTTTCTGAACGTACCGTCCCATTCAAACATCGCATACTGGCGGTCATCCGCCTCGAGGTAAAAATTGTCTATCAGCCTCACCATCACGCCTTACCTACCCCTCTGTTCTTCGGGATCACCGTCCCGGCAACGCCCTTCTTCTCCAAAACGTCCCGCAGTGTGCAGTAGTCGATAGAATGCAGTTTCATGATTTTGCTGTTCGGCATTCCCTGCATCGCCTTCTCGTTGATCTGTTCGCACTCGTCTCGTGTGAACCGCCTCGACCTGATGACTTCACTCATACGCCTTCCTCCCACTTGTATTTGTCGATCGAACTCCCGTCCATAGAAACGAGTCTCCTCGAGTCAGCCTCGTACCTCATGTTGATCTCGCCCAATCTGCCGAACTCCCGGTTTTTGGTGATCTGGACAATGGAGTCGCACCCCTCCGCCGCTTTCTCCTTGTCCGTCGCTCTGCGGATGCGGATGACGTTACTCGCCCTGTTGGTAATGTCCCCACTGCCTCCAACTTGGTCGTTCAGGTCGCCCTCTTCGCCCTTTCTGGGGTGTGCGACCAACACCACATGTGTGCCGTACTGCTGTGCGAAGTCCGCCAGATCTCCCACGAAGTTGCTCTGGGCGCGGTAGTAGTCCTGCTCCTTGTTGACGGCGTACTTTGCGGTCATCAGGTTGTCGATGAAAACAATCTTGCATCCATAGGTTGCCACCGCGATCTTGCATCTCTCCAAAATGGCGTTCTTCTCAGATGACTTCACGATGGTATTGTCGTACAGGATGAACCGCTTTCCCAACCACGACGAGATGCGTCCCCTAGAAAACTCATCCGCATGATGCCGTGGCTCCCCGAACCTGTCAGGGATCGTCACAAGCCAGTTGTGTCCGGCGGCTTGGCAGTACGTCCAGTCAAAGAACGTGCGCTTGTTCAGTTCCCCGCTGTAAAAGAAAACCGGAACGTCCTCGTTTACCGCCGCTAGTGCAAGTTGTGAGGCGAACGTACTCTTTCCGTCGCCTCTTTTCCCCGTCAGAACGGTCAGCATCGTCTCCTCGAACCCGCCGATGCTTCTGTCCAACTGCGATATCCCGCTTGGGATTCGGTGGTGGGACTTCTCAGGGACATACTCGGAAAGCACAACCAGTCCCTCTGGAGCGTCGATCTTTCCGATGTTGGCTAGTTTGTCCCTCCACTCATACTGTTGCGACAGCGTGTCGATCAGAACCTTGAAGTCCGTGAGCCGTTTGGTGCATACGGCGCAGTCCCACAGCCCCACGCCCCCGATGAGTTTGAATGTCCAAGTCTCTCCACACAGCGGGCAACGCTCGAAGATCGTGTATCCTTTCGCCTCCACACAATCGCCGAAGATCTTCTTGATGTCGTTTATCTGTGCCATCTGGTCATCCTTTCAGTTTTGGCAGTTTTGGCTCGTCTGGCGGCTGTTGCGCCTTCCCATTGGATTTGAGTTCAAATAGTCCCTGCCACCCATTGACAACGCTCTGCTCGACAATCTTCAGCATTGCCTCGTCCTGATACGAGCCAAGTTCGCGCAGGTTTTTAACCACCAGAGTCAACGACATTTGGTTGAGTGGTTTTTTTATCACCGCCCTATGGTCGATGTACATCTGGACAGCCTCTTTGCCCTTGTCAGTCAATGCGTATTCATCCAAAGACAAGGCGACTTTTTTCTTGCGAGAGGGTTCAGGAGTGTCAGCGACTACTATTAACTCTCTTTCTTTATCTAGTTCTGCTCCACTAACATTAGATTTACCGTTAGATTTACTGTTAAGTTTACAGTCAATTTCCCTTACTGCTGTGCGTTGTTTCTCCCTTCGCTCTTGCATATATGTCCGCATATACTCCCTGTTTGCCTCGATCTGGTCGAGATTTTGGTGCTTCGACCAATTTGGGATGGTGATCGTACCTTCGATGATATCGATCATCCCGAATCGCTGAAAAGTCTGTAGTGCCATGCGGACGGTATTGACTGGTCGCCTAAAAATAGTTGAAAGCATTTCGTCTGTGAATGCGATCCTGTTGTTGAGCAGTAGGACGCCGTTCGTGCTTACTCTTCCTGCCAGACACAGGAGTTTGAACCAGATGCACAGCACTGCGTCGGCATCAGGCATCGATTCGATGAGCAAAATTTTCTCATCGTCAAAAATGTTCGTCACGATTTTGATCCATTTGACGTCCGTCATCTTCCTCCCCCCCCCTCTTCCCGGCGAGGACACCCTTGTCGTAGACCGTCTGGAGAAGTTTTTCGTAACGAGTCGCCAGTTGGATGGCTTCTTCCGCGCACCGGACTGCGTCGACCCAAATCTCCGACCCTGTGAACCGGATGACCATATACCCATGACGCATTAAAAACCGTGCTTTTACACAATCCGCATATCGTTGCTCTTTGGTCTTGTGGGTTTCTTGTCCATCGCATTCAATGATAGCCGGTACGAAGAACTTCGGGAATATGAGAAAGTCGGCGACGTAAATCCCCAGTGGGAACTGTGGGATGACGTCCCCCGGCTCTTCGATAAGATCGGCGAGGGCGACGTGAAGCAATTTCTCCATGTCATTCAACTGCCTCACCTCCATTCTTCAGGCGATCCACTTCACTTTCGGGTATCCGTCTCATTGACCCCATCTTGATGCTCTGGATCTTCTTCTGCCCGATCCACTTGCGGACGGTGATTTCGGCAAGCCCCAGTCGGTCTGCAAATTCCTTGACGGTTATGAGCCTTTCGTTCTTGGTCATTGTCTCTCCTCCTCTTTTGACGATGAAAAACGGATACACCTAAGTATATCCATCCATATGGGACAGGTCAACAAAAAGTAGCATTATCCCTTCGGGGGTCTTCCTATTCGTGGAGCGGGAATGATGTCGGACGCCTTTCGATTGATGGCGTCCAGACATCGCTCCATCCTCCCGTACCAGACACATGAGTTCCCTGATTTTCGTTTGTCGAGACAGGCGTCACAATCGTCCAGAAACGCCGAAACGACCCGGTAAAGATCGTCTTGCTCTTTTGCCATGATTCCTCCTAGAACGGAGTCAGATTGAGGTCGATGTCCATCCCCGCCTCTGCGGCAACGGTATCCACCCCGGTTGCCTCAAGAACCTCGCTGACCATGCGCTTTGCATCGCTGTTTCCCGCTGACAAATGCACCAACACGATTTTGACACATTTCGTCAGGTTTGTGGAACGCAAAAACGAGATCACGTTTTCGAGGCTGAAGTGGGAATTGAGCAGACGCTTCTTCATGGCGGGATCTACCAGACCGTTCTCGATATTGCGGTACAGGATGTCGGTGCAATAGTTGCACTCGATGATGATGTGGGTCAGCCCGACAAATTTGTACTTCAGGTAAAACGTGTCCGTGGCATACAGGACGTTGGTCATCCAGTTCGTCAGGAGGTAGCCCACAGGCTCCACAGCGTCGTGCTGAGTGGGAAATGGTAAAACACGCCATCCCCCGAGGTCAAACGCGCTGTAGCCCCCGCCACACGCGATAGCGACGGGGTGCGTGTCCGATCCATAAGGGAATGACGTGCCGAACATTGTGCCTGCGGTCATCCACACCGGAATCCCGCGAGTGGCGAGATCCCGTGCGGATTTCATGTGGTCTTGGTGTTCATGCGTCACCAGAACACCGTCCAGATAGGCGGTCTTATAACCGACCGCCCTCTGGATGATGCTTGCCGCCACCCCTGCATCCAGAACGACGGTATGCCCATCGTCTGATTGCAGGAGGTAGCAGTTGCCCTTTGATCCGGTGGCGAGTACCCGGAGCCTCAAAACTCTTGGTCGCCGAGTGCGACCTGCTTGGAGGTATCGATGATGTTTGTGACGGTGTCGGTGTCGATCTTTACGAAGCCCACTTCCGGCGTGATCTCGATGACCTCTCTGGATGCGTTTGCGGCGATCTCCAGTTGGGCAGATCGGTAGGTCTCATCCATCCCCGCATAGTCTTCGGTCGCCAAAACGCTCCCGAAGTCCTTGGGGTACTTCTTGATGGCGTTGTTCCGCATCTTCCTGATGAACATCGCCTCCTGATTCTGCGCCTCCGACCACGTCGAGCCGACCCACGGTTGGATGGCGGGGACGTTGACGATCTGCTCCAAGGCGAGATCCTTGATCTGCGTGATCAGCGCACGTTTGCTCTCGTCGATCTTTTTCTTCTGCTCCGCGCTTGCCTTGAAACGAGACTCGGCGATACCGAAAGTCTCGTTCATCATGTTGTTGCTGATGTGGGCAAGCAGGTTGTTGCGGACGTCCTCGCGCTCGGCGATCAGGTAGACCTCTCTGTTGTCATCGAGCAGGACGGGGTAAACGACCCGGATGACCTTGCCCGAACCCGTCTCCGTCCATTCGGGCGGCTCGGTCGCCAAACCCTTGTGGGACGGGAACTTGAAGGGATCGTTCTCGCGGACGAGCCAAGGCAGGAAGACTTTCGCCACGTTCAGCCCGAAGTTCCGAAGCAGGGCGTCGTTGCCATCCCCCTCGATTCCCGCCTCGATTTTCTTGACCCACTTGTCTGGGGAACCCTTCGCGGCGCGGTTCTCGCTTCGGATCTGGAAATAGATCTCCCTCGGCGTGGCGGCGGCATTCAACTTCAGAGATGCCGCCTGCCGGAGGATGCCTGAGAGACTGGTCTGGTCGAGCGACGGATCGTCGAACCGCATCCCCGCCTTTTCGAGCATGGTCTGGATCGCCGAGATGGCGTTCATGACACACTCTTTGGCGTAGGAGTCGAGGTTGATCCGGTGGGTGGAGAACTGATCCTCCACCATTTTGAGATACTGATCCTGCATGCGGAAAAGATTGGTCTTGAATTCCGGCTTTGGGGCAATCGCCCCGCCTTTGTCATACTCCATGAATTATTCCTCCCGTGTGACTGTGAGCGCGTCATCTCTGGTGACGAGCAGTTTAATGGTCTGTGCAGGGATCTGGATCAGGTCGTTGATGCTCTCCAGACGGTCTACGAACACAGGAACCGATGTGTCCGTGTACGCCCCGATGGCACGGATGATGTCGAGTCCGGCGTTGACCTGCGCGGCGGTGTTTGCCTTCCCAAAAGTGGTCTGACCGACGATGGCTTCACAGGTTTCCGTGATGCCGCCGTTGATCTGTTCGCTGAAGAGTTTGAAGCCCACCTTGCTGAACAGTGCGTTGATCTTGCCCTCCAACTTGGCGGTGGTTGCCATTGCGAACCGACCGATCTGGTAGAGGTAGCCCTCGAGAGCGGACTTGTTGTCGGAATGCTCACGGAGAAGTGCGCGGAGTTCATCGATGCGAACCTGCGCCCGTTTGGCGTACTCCCGTGCCTCCAGTTTGAGGGTCAGGCTGTCGATGGTCTGCCGGATCTCACGTTTCTTGGCGGCGAGTTCAGAGGCGCGATCCTCGACCGGAGCAGACAGGTAGGCTTCGAGTTCGGCGATCTGTTGGTCGAGTTCCGGGGTGTTGATGGGATTTAGAGCGGACTTGTCGTGGTCGGCGATTGCCTTTTCTGCGGCGGCGGTAAGCGTACTCAGGGTCTCGTTCGCCACGACGAGCGACTGTTGCATCTCTGTCAACGCAACCTTGGCGGAGGCGCGGATGCTGACGTCGTGTTCCCAAGAGGACTTGGTCGTGTTCCCGACCGCGATGATCTGGTCGATCCGGTTGCCGATGGCGACTAGGGAAACCGCTTTCCGAGAGTCGTAGTCGAAGCGCATGTCCTCGATTTTGCCGTCAAGCATGTCCGCCGGGAGTGACTGTTTGCAGGTCGGGCAGACCCGGTCGAACACGGCGGTCTCGCCGTGGAACTCCCCCGAGGACAACTCCGCCTTCTTCGCCTTGGCGTCAGCCAGATCACCCCGGAGAACGCCGAGAGACTGCTCGAGCCGTGCAATGCTCACGTCGTATCCTTGGATGTCGGATGCAATCGATCTGATCATCTGGCTCAGAGCGGCTACCTTGCCGGATGCGTCGGACAGCGCGCTCAAGGCGTCCGTCTTGTTCTTCCCAGTTGAGAACCGGAGTTCTCTGGACGCATTGTCCCGGTCGCGCTTTAGCCGCAGGAGTTTGTCCTGCGCCTCGAGCATGGGGCGCATGGCGGCTTTGGCATTGCTCTCATCATGCTCGATGATCATGAGAGCCTCTTTTAGCGTCTGAATCTGAGCCTCGACAAGGGTGAAATCGACGGCGGAAACCAGATTTCGGGACTGCTCATCGATCCTCGGTTGGATCGCCACGATGTCAGCGTTCAGCATGCGGATCTGCTCGAGAAGCATTTTCTTGGCGTCCTCGATGGGTTTGTTGCCAGAGTGGTCGAGCAGGGTGTTGAGACCCTCATCGTCCCCGGCGATCTCGCGGTTCGTGATGCCACCGCAGAGGTCTTTCAGGAGCCTGAACCGCTCTTTGTAGGGCAGTTCGGTCGAGAAGTATAAGGGGTCTGTGAGGATCAGGAAAAGTTCCTGAGGTGCGAGTTCTGCGATCTTGGCATCGTAGTCCTTCTTCTTCATGGGGACATCGTCAATCCAGAAATTGTTGTTGTTCCCGTCCATCTCGGCGTCCTGCTGACCGCGCTTTTTCACCCAGTTCTCGGAGAGTTCCTTGCGGAGATGGTACTTGACGAATCCGACGGTGATCTCTGCCGCAACGCTGTGGGTCAGATTGTGGGCAAACGATGCCCCGGTCGTGGTCTTGCAGGCATCTGCGCCCTTGTGTCCGGCAGAATCCCTGTCGAAAAGAAGCCACAGCCATGCATCCATGACGGTGGTTTTGCCCGTGCCGTTCGCACCGGAGATGGTGGCATCAGATCCGCCAAGGTGTGCGGCGGCGAGTTTGACGCCCTTGAAGTTGGTCAGGGTCAGGTCGGTAATCGTGATTTTCATGCGAACCCTCCCGTTCGTTAGTTCTCGGTGATTTCCTCACCGAGAACGTCTTCGATCCGACGCTTGTAGCCGGGGAACAACTCCAGTTTGCCCCGTTCCATGCGAGAGATAACCCCTCGCTGTATGGGTTTCAGAGGCTTGCCATCCGCACCGACCTGTTTGCTGAGAGCGACTTCCAGTTTCCGCAGGCTGATGCCCTTGCCCTCGCGGATCTCCCTCATGTTATTGGGCATCTTCAATCTCCTTCCTGATGGCGCAGGCGACTCTGCCATCGAACATGTGCGTCCTGTGGGTCTTGTAGCAGGTGATCACTTCCATCCGTGCGAGAGCATTGATGTCGGTGTAGGTCAGCCCGGAAACCGTGCCGAACTGCTCCGCCGTGATCTGCGTCGGAATGAGGTCATCTGCGATCCGAGGGAAACCGTTGCCGAGCCTTTTCCTGCAATTGGGGATGTTGACGGAAGTCCCCTTCAGGACGGACGCCTCGGCTCTGGCTTTCGCCTCCTCGGCTTCGCGCTTGAGGTCTGCGTCGATTGCCTTGCACTCGTCCGAGCAGAACCCCAAGGGGTTGGTGGGGTTTTCGACGAACGGAAGCGCACAGGCTTCGCACTTGCAGATGGCGGCCAACAACCCGCCGATTCGGATTGTCTCCTCCACTGCCGCTCTGGCTTCCGGGTCTGTCTGAGACCGGAGATGCACCGTCATTTTGTTGTACCGTTCCTGAGTCATGGCTTTCTACCTCCCTAGTTTGTTGTGGCGGCTTCTGACCGTCCTGACCACCGCTGTACGAGACAGCGGCAGATGGAGTTCAGATGTCCCCTGAGATGACAAAGTCGTCGTTCGGGAAATCGCCGAACAATGTGTCGAAAAAGCGGACGAACTCGATGGTGTCGTTATTCCGGCTAAACACTGGCTTTTGGACTTCAAGTGAGAATTCCTCCGTCAGACCGATTTTGACCTTGTTCGGGATCGAGCCGCTTTCGGTGCGCTCGATCAATTCAACGCAGATGATTTTGGACACCGGGATGACGAGGGTGTTGAGTCTGCCCTTGGAGGCGGAGATGATTTTCAGGGTCTGCATGTGTGTTTCCTCCTCATTTAACTTTGATGATGTAGCCGCCCTTGAGGACGACCTGTGCGTACCAACGGTGCGGTTCGGGGTAGTGGGGAGCCTCGATGAAGCCGACCCCGTCTCTGGGGCATACCGCCCCGGTAAGATCGCTGTTGGGCTGATAAACGGTGATCAGGTCGCCCCGCTTCACAGCCTCGACCAAGGCTTTCTTTGTCTTAAAATTGATTGTGGTATACATCACGCTTTTCCTCCTCGTCCTCTTTCTCCCACTTCGTTTTGGCGGGGGCTTCGATCGCCTCCAGTCCGGTGGGTATTCCCATCTCATCGATGGATTTCCTGAGTCCTTCGATCTCCCCAACGGTGAGGGGGCGACCGAGCAAATAGGTCTGGTTCTGGAGCCGGAGCATGCCCCGGATCGCTCGGAGGAATGCGGAGGAGCCATAGGCGTGGAGCCTCTGCATTTCGGTGAGGTCTTCCGGGGAGCCACGGAAGTTGAGTGAGCGTTCGATGTACGGCACGGTGTAGGTCTTGTCCCCGATGGCGGCGATGACCGCCTTTTCCTGATCTGTGAGATTCACAAATTCGTTCAACTTCATGCCCTCCTTTTGAAGTGCAAGGTCTGCTGTTCGATGACGTTTTTGATCCCTGCGGCAAAGCACACGGGATCTCCGCAAGTGAGCAACGCATGGTCGCGTGGGCAGAGCAGTTGGTACTCGCCCCATTTACCCTTGGGCTGATCTACGACGATGGTCTGCCACCAGAGCCTCGCTCCGCAGTCCATCCAACACTCGCCGAGACGGTAGAATTCGCCCGTGTAGACAAACAACTCGTTCAGGGCGTCGCAGACGGCGAGAAGCATCAGAGCCTCGTGTGCCATGTCAGGGGTGTAGTGGACTCGAGACGATGCCGGGAACATCAGGTTGTCGTCGGTTTTTGTCCAGAGTGTTTTCGGAAATTCCTTGATCGTGGTGGTGTCCTTGGTAATCATTTGCGATTCCTCCCATTCCTGCGCTTCCAGTAGACGCGCTCCAACCCGACGATCAGTAGACATGTCAGGATGGCAATGCCGAGTACGATGGCGATGGTGACTAGGACGACCTGTCCTGCAATTGGCAGTGTGATCATGTGATACCTCCCTATGCGTGGACACCGGGCTTGTGACCGGGCTTGCCGCATTAACCCCGCCGGGTTGGCGGGTCACTCTGCGCTAGATCAGAGGCATGATCAGGTCGCCGTGCGAGATGGTGACCTGTCCGTCATCGATGGCTTTGACGATCTTGCGACCGAGGTCAGCCGAAGCCTCGTTCCTGCCGTCGTAGTTGTATTCGGGCGATCCGCACGTCCTCAACCACGTCAAACATTGCTTGGTGAACAACTGTTGGATGGTGCGATGCTCATGGGTCATGTACTCGATGAACGCCTTCTGGGCTGTGCCGCCCATGCCGTTGAGCATGTGAGAGACTTCCTTGGCGACCGCCTCTCCGTCCTGCCGTGCCTTGTTGTCCCGAACGATATTGTCCTTTTCCCACTGTTCCATGATATTGTCCTCCCATAATGCTGATCGGGATACGAACCGATCCTCCGCATTTCACCCCGTTGCCGGGGTGTCGCCTGCGATTCAGAAGGAAAAGTCATAGTAGCGTTCGCGGCGACCGAGGATGCATCCCCGACCGTTCCGCATGCCACCTGAGGAGTAGAACTTGCCGTTCTTGGCGCGGCGGAAGGTTGTTCTGACGTGAGCGTCGGGGTTGGACGTGTACTTGTATTCTTGGCACTCGCTCATGCCGTTGCTGTCGATGCGCTCCCAGTCATCGTGGGTGGCGACGAATTGGTTGCCGGAGGCGTTTACTTCTACGATTGTCATGGGCATGCGATCCGTCCACCCTAGGCAGGTGATGCCCATGCCGACCACGGGCTTCTGGGCGTTGCCTGCGCCCTCTTGGATGAGATTGACCAATGAACCGCACTTCATCCCCTTGTCCTCCCTAGGCTGACCTTGTACAGTTTCCTGCACATGCTGATGCGATAGCCGACCGAGCGACCGGGCAGGCAGGTGGCACAGGTTTTGACCGAGAACACGATGGCATCGATGTGGCGTTTTGCCTCATGTATCCAGTGGGCGATTGTCCCTCTCGCGATGCACACCAGACAGACGTCATCGCTCAGGGAATCTTCCCACTCGGCTCCCACGTTGAAATGTTCGGTGTAGGTGCGGATGATCAGTGGGGTGCGGTGGCAGGTGTTGCAGGCGCAGTGGAAGCGGTTGATCCGGGTGGCGATGTCAATTCGGTTCATTTGGCTGTCCTCCCCATGTACGATCCATCCTCGTCGCAGTTCTGCACGTAGCAGGTGACGTGGGACAGGGTGACCTTGTAGCGCGGCTCGGGGAACTTTTCCTTGATGGTGCGGAAGAGGTAGGCGGCGGCTTCTTGGTTTTGGCACTGGGTATCGGTGTTGAAGAGGTGGTGGTAGCACTTGTCGTAGGTGGTGAGTTCGGCGACGTTGACGTAGTAGTGGCACGGTAGCATAGGCATTTGGATACCTCCCGCCTTTCGGCTGTTTGTGTGGCTTCGTTGGTGCGACGGGCTATGAACCGTCCTGCCGCATTTCACCCGGCGTACCGGGTGTCACCTGCGATTGTCTCATCTCGTGGGGTTGGGGGCGATGTAGCCGCTCCGGTCAACGATGTAGTAGGTGGTCGGGGTGTCGATGATCAGGTCGCCGTTGTCCATCATGATGTCGGTCGCGATCACGGTCTGTTCAGCCTTGATGAGGTCGAGGGTCTGTTGCTGTGATGCTGTCATGGTGTTCTCCTCCTGTCGGTTTGCCATGTGCGGGTTGACGTCTTCCATGTAGTCGGAATTGAAGCAAGCGTGTCCGGTCTCCTGCGCCCAGTTCTCGATGTCGTCGTAGCCCTGCTCACGAGCCATCGCGTCGTTGATCTCCGCCCTGTCCGCCCACTCGATGATCTCGGCAGTGGTCATGTCCTCAGGAATCGACAGCAGGCTTTTCTCGAGATAGTTGATTGCCCAGATAAGCCTCTCGTTCTTGGTCATGATGTTTTCCTCCCCATTTCGCTCTTGCTCATTCGGATCACCGGACTTCTACCGGGTGATGGGGGAGGGGAGACATGCTCATTCGAGTCCCGCTTCTGTTTGCGCTTCTTGCTGATCCGGCTGTGCGTTTATCCCCGACAGTGCGATCCATCGACCTCGTCGATTGTGGATCTGCCACCCACCCGCTTGGGGTGTTGCCGTGATGCCGTTGCACCGGGTTCCTCCGTCTGTGATCCTCATGACCCGTGACGGGATTCGCGACTCCCTTAGGATGTCCTCGCCCTCTTTTGCGACGTAGCCTCCGGCTCTCGATCTCACGATCAACCTTAGGCTTCGTTTAAGTTGTCAATGTCCACTACTACCAAGATACGGGTGTCAAACCCATTTTGCAACATGGTTTCACCCACCGAGCAAAACATAGCAACATGCACAAATGAGTTTATGCAGTTTGACATCGTGTTAGAATCAGGTCATGAAGAGAAAAGCACCATTCATTGGCAAAATCCCTACGGAGAAGGACTGGACATTGATCCGGGACGAGTTCGTGAGGACTGATATTACTATAAAGGATTTAGCATTGAAGTATGGTCTAGGGCAGTCGGTAATGTTTGCCCGGAAGAAAAAAGAGAACTGGACTGAGGAGCGGGCGTCGTGGAGAGTTTCCATATGTGCCCAATCAGGCGAGATCATCCGGCGACAGCAGATCGAGGATCACGTCAGGGTCTACGATGCCACCAGAGAGGTTGTAGACCTGTTTGTAGCCTCTGCAAAGAGGTTCGCACAGGATCGAGACGGACTGTTCAAGCACCTCATCCAACGGGAGACATCACAGCAGGATGGGTCTGCTCGGGCGACTGAGAAGTGGGCGGAGGAGATGACCTTCACCATGCTCAACGGCAAGAACTTTGCCGACGCCGCCAAGGGTCTGAAGGATCTCAGCCTCATTGCCCGTACTCTCGACGGCATACTGGACGCCAAGGACAGAGCCAACATCGACCTGCAACGCGACAAGTTGGAACTCGACCGCAAAGTCAGGGGTATGGACAGCGACACGGAGAGCGAGTCTGGCATCGCCTACATGCCTGTGCGGGATAATACTCTACTAGAGGGCGCACTGCCTGACCCGGGTGATTCGGTGCAGTCGGCGGGTGACGCCAAGTGATCGAGTACATCAACGACCTGATGCTCCTGCGGTTTGCAGAGCATGATGCTCCTGCCCATCCCCACGCCCCGTATAAGGCTCCACAGCGCATTGCAGTGGTCAGGGACGCTCGTGTTGACCTACGCATCGTATGGCGTCCACAGCCCCGTCAGGAGGCATTCCTCAGGCGTCCTGAGTACGAGGTGCTGTACGGTGGTGCGGCGGGAGGTGGGAAGACGGACGCACTGCTGATGTGGCTACTCGAGGACGTCCGAATCCCGTGGTACACAGGGCTTTTCCTGCGGAAGACGTTCCCTGAGTTGGAACAGGCGATGACCAGATCGATGGAGTTGTACCCACGCATCGTCCCCGGCGCGCGGTGGAATGACAACAAGAAGGTCTGGAGATTCCCGAGCGGCGCACGGATCTACATGGGATCGTGTCAGCATGAGCGGGACATCCTGCGGTATCAGGGACGTGCTTTCGACAGGATCGCAATGGATGAGCAGACGCACTTCTCGTTCTACGAGTACTCCTACATGTTCTCCCGCAATCGTCCCTCAGGCAAAGGCACGTTCGTTGCCATGAGATCGGCAAGCAACCCCGGCGGCATTGGACATGCATGGGTCAAGGGCAGGTTCATCGACAATCGCGTTCCCGGGCAGTCGTATAAGTACGAACTGTCCATCACTGATCCCAATGGCAAGTCAGTGTCCTATACGCGACACAGAGCGTTTATCCCTGCCACTGTGTTCGACAACGCGATCCTGCTCGAGAACGATCCCAACTACGTTGCGGCAATGGCAATGCTCCCTGAGGCAGAGCGCATGGCACTGCTGTACGGCTCATGGGACAGTTTCTCTGGTCAGGCATTCCCTGAATGGCGCGACAACCCCAATGGCAGAGTCGTTCGGCAGTGGTCGCATGTGGTCGATGACTTCACCATCCCCGTCAACTGGAAGATCTTCCGCTCGTTCGATTTTGGGTACGCAAAACCGTTCAGTTGCAACTGGTATGCTATGGACAACGACTCAAGGTTGTACAAGATCAGGGAGTTGTACGGTTGCACAACAACACCCAACACGGGCATCAGGTGGCATCCGGGCGTGATCGCCGCCAAGATCAGGGAGATGGAGCAGACGTACTACCCGGGGGCAAGGATCATGGGCGTGGCTGACCCTTCCATCTGGGATGCGTCTCGAGGCGAGTCCATTGCCGTGATGATGGAGCGAGAGGGCATCCATTGGATACCGGGCGACAACAAGAGGATACCCGGCAAACAGCAGATGCACTACCGCTTGGCGTTCGATGGCGAGGGCTACCCGATGTACTACGTCTTCGCCTCCTGCAAGCACACAATCAGGACGATGCCCAGTCTGGTGTACGACCTGTTGGACGTCGAGGACATCGACACGGACGGAGAGGATCACATCTACGACGCAGATCGCTACCTGATGATGGAGCATCCCCTAGTGGCACGAGAGCATCATCAGCCACCGATACAGTTGTTCGACCCGCTCAACCTACATACCAAGGCGTCTGCGGTCACGTTTTTTGACATGTGACCCATAAGGAGGACAGTGAGATGGCTAAGAAGAAGACAGACATCCCCGAGATGGAGAAGGCACTGACAGCCAAGGTTGGGAAGGGGCAGGGAGCGTCGGACTCAGGCAAGAAGCGCGCCCAGACCCTGACCGACATCCTGCTCAAATACCAAGAGGGCAAGCGTCTGCACGATCAGCGCATCGTGGAGAACGACAGGTGGTACAGGTCACAGCAGTGGTCGATCATGCGGAAGCAAGCCAACAAGGGTGAGCCTGAGCCTACGTCCGCCTACCTGTGGAACACGGTGGCAAACAGGCACGGTGACTTGATGGATGCGTTCCCGGAGCCTGTGTTCGTCGAGCGTGAACAGTCGGATGAGCAGGAAGCAAAGACGCTGTCCAAGATCGTCAAGGTCGTACTGGAACGGCAGAAATTCCACAGTGTCTACAGTCGCAACGCATGGTACAAGATCAAAGCCGGGACGTCCTGCTACGGCACGTTCTGGGATCAGAGCCTCGAGAACGGCGTGGGTGACATTGCGGTGCGGAAGATCGACGTCCTGCGTATTTTCTGGCAACCCGGCATCGAGGACGTCGAGGACAGCCCCTACCTGTTCATCCTGAGTCTTGAGGACACCGAGAAGGTCAGGAAACTGTACCCGGACTATGCCGAGGACATCAGCGAGAGCAAGGAACTGACATACGAGACCTACGAAGAGACCGATACGTTGGACACTACAGGCATGACGATGGTCATCGACAGTTATCGCAAGGAATGGCAACCGGATGGCAAGACTATCCTGCATCTGGACAAGATCTGCTCCGGCGTGATCGTGGACAGAAGCGTGTGGAAAGAGGGCGGGGAGAAGGGGCTGTACACCCACGGCTGTTACCCGGTCACGTTCGACGTCATGTTCCCGGAGGAGCATTCGATTCTGGGCTTCGGTCTGGTGGACGTGATCAAAAGCCCTCAGATGTACATCGACAAACTCGACCAGATCCTGACCCGCAACGCAATGGTAGCAGGCAAGTTCAGGTATCTGGTGAAGAAGAGCGGTGGTATCAACGTCGAGGATTTGATGGATCTGTCCAAGGACGTCGTGCAGTGCGAAGGCAATGTGCGTGAGGGCGAAGACTACGCCGCATTGCAGGCGAGTGCGTTGCCTGCGTCCGTGGTTGCCCACCGGGATGCCAAGATCGCGGAACTCAAAGAGGTGTCCGGTGCTAACGACTTCAACCGGGGAAGCGCAGGCAATGGCGTCACTGCGGCAAGCGCGATCATGGCGTTGCAGGAGGCAGGGAACAAACTGTCGAGGGCAATGGTCACCGGGACGTATGAGGCATATGCCCGTATCTGCTATCTAATCATGGAGTTGATCGCACAGCACTACGACGATCCCCGCAAGTTCCGCATAACCAACGAGGAGGGGGAGACAGAGTACACGTCGTACAGCAACGCAGGACTGCAACCACAGCCCATCATCACGGGCAATGAGGTGGTTGATGCCATGCCTGATCAGCAGATGCGTAAGCCCATCCTAGACGTGTCTGTCCATGCTGAGAAGCACAGCCCATATGCGGCTCTGGCACAGAATGAGATGGCAAAGGAACTGTTCGCGGCAGGCATGTTCTCACCCGAGATGGCTCCTGCGGCGATTATTGCCCTGAACATGATGTCATTCGATGGTAAGGACAAGATCGTAGCCGCCGTCCAGAAGGGCTATGCCGATGCGGTTGCCATGCAGAACGCCCAGATCGAGGCGCAGAAGGAAACGGCACAGGATCAGGAGATCGTGCAGAAGATGAATCAGGTCATCATGGGTCTAGGCGGAGGCGACATGCTCCGTGGAGCCAATATCACGGCAGGAGGGGCGCAACAGCCCCAACAGGGACAGCAACCGCAACAGCAGGCACAGGTAGCCCCGAAGGCGGCACAGCCCCAGAGGATACAAACGGGAGGAATGTAAGTGGTCAAGGCGCAGATAGCAACCATCAGGAATGAATCAGGAGGGAAACACCACTACTACTCGTCCTGTGGACACACCAAGTCAGACGATTGCCTGAGGCTGTCGTTTCTGGAGGCGGCGGTAAGCACGTTTCTGGTCAACATCGTCGAGGACGACCAGTCCATGTTGCAGGTGCAGGTGATGAGCGGAGACGGGAAAATCGCCATCGACGCGCACTACTCCATGTTCGCATGGCAGTCCACCAAGGAACGGGTGATTGCGGCGTTCCAGATCCTTGAGGCGGGCATCGAACACCTGAACTTTGAGGCGGGAGGCGACACGGTCGTATCCCTCATGGTGGACGTGTCTGACTTCAGGGACGTGATGCGCTTCAGGAACTCCAACGCCATCGACTGTCTGACCTGCAAGCCAGTGATTCCAGTGTCCAATTAAATACCCAGTGAGCCTGTGATATGATTTCAGCAAGAGACGCGAGGGAGAGACCTCTGGAGGAAGCATGAATCGGAAATGGAATCTTGTTTTGAACCCGTACTTGCACGAGGACGGCACGGTAGTAGAAGGAACCAGTGATACAGGGTCGGCAGGCGGTTCCCCGACAGCAGAAGCACCGGAAGTGATCTATGGCAAGCCCGGCGGCGGTCAGGCGGCTCCAACAGGCACACCGGGTAGCGAGTCCTCAACGGCACAGCCAGACATTGCTGTCAGGTTGGAGGCTTACAAGGCTTCCCGGGATGCGTACAAGGATCTGTACGAAGCGGATTTCAAGACACAACTCGGGCAAAGACTGAAAGGGCATCAGAAGGATCTTGCCGCTTACAAGGGCATCGCGGAACCGCTCATGGCGTACTTCAATCTATCCGACATCAGCGAGTTCCAGAAGTTCATCGAGGGAGAGATCCTGCCCCAAGTCAAAGACGGTGAGCAGTACCAGTCATTGATGGCAAAGGTGAAGGAAATGGGCGATGGATCGGGTGCGTTGCCACCCGAAGAAGCGGCTTTCACCCCGGCTGATCTGGTTACGCAGGGATTGTCGCTCAAGGATACCCTGAAAGCCTACGGAGTCGAGTTCGACCTCCCAAAGGCGATGAATGACCCCAAATTCGCGGGGTTGTTGGACAAGGGAATCCCGGTAGATCAGGCATATTTTGCGCTCAACCACAAGGATATGCTGTTGAAGGCAGGACAAACTGCGGCAGAGGCACAAAAGGCGGCTGTACTCGAGTCTATCAGGACAAAGGGCATCAACGCAGTGACCGAAAGTGCGGCAAGGTCTACGCCACCCGTTATCGTAAAGGACAACCCCGCAGACTGGACGCCGAAAGACATGGACAATGTCATCAAGCAGGTCATGGCGGGAAAGCAAATTGCACTTTGAGGTCGAAAGGAGACCAAATTTATGAAGTTTCAGAAGTTCATGCTCATCCCCGCACTTCTCCACGTCTTCCCCCCGGACACGAACCTGAACGTCACGACCGACGGCGGGATGTCCGTAGAAATGAAGACGTTTTACGACAAAAACCTGCTGAAGAACGCCTTCCCCAAACTGATCCACAACAAGTTCGGTCAGAAGCGTCCGATCCCGGCGGGTGGCGGAAAGATCATCGAGTTCCGCAAGTTCACTCCGCTTGCCAAGGCTCTCGACCCACTGACCGAGGGCGTTACGCCGATGGGGCAGAAGTTGGCGGCGACCTCCATCAACGCCACCATCGCCCAGTACGGCGCATACCTGACCTTCTCTGACGTCCTGCGTGTGACCACCATAGATCCGGCGTTGGTCGAAGGCACAAGGATGCTCGGTCATCAGGCAGGCGAGACCCTCGACACCATCACCCGTGAAGTCTTGAACGGCGGAAGCACCGTCATGTACGGCGACGGAACCGTCCTCAACCGCGCCTCGCTCGTGGGTCAGGACGGAACGTACCTGAACAACGACTACTTCGGCGCAGAGACCATCCGTCGGGCGTTGCTCACCCTCCGCATCAACAAGGCACAGCCTGCCGAGGGCGGCGACTATGTCTGCATCATCCACCCCGCGCTTGCCTACTCCCTGAAGCACGACAGCGAGTGGATCGAAGCGAATAAGTACAACAACGCCGACAAGATCTTCGACGGCGAGATCGGTCGCTATGACGGATGCAGGTTCTACGAGTCCACCGAAGCCAAGGTCTTCGCGGCTCCGTTCCTGATCGCCTCGTCCAAGACCCTCACGGAAGCCTCCCTCAACACCAAGACCTTCACCATCGACGAGGCTCTGACTGCGGGTCAGGCGACCGCGCTTGTCGGACGTAAAGTCTCGATCAAGGGCGTCCGTTACACCATCGCCTCCGCTGCCGCAGGTTCCGCCGGAGCCGCGACCTTCACCGTCACCGAGAGCGTCACCGGATCTCCCGCAGACGGCGAGATCGTATACCCTGCCGACATGGGCGCAAACCTCGTCGAGATGCCCCTCAACGGCGTGGACGTCGCCACGGCACTGTTCTTCGGTGCGGACGCATACGGCGTCACCGAGATCAGCGGACTGGGTCTGACGACCATCGTGAAGCCTCTGGGCGCGGGCGATGACCCGTTGAACCAGAGATCCACGGCGGGTTGGAAAGCCACCCACGTCGCAGTGCGTCTCTCCGAACTCTGGATGGTTCGGGTCGAGGTCGCCATCCCTTACACTCTGGGCGCGAACTGATCGTAAGGTCGGAACAAGCCTAGATACGAATCCTCCCGTTCGCAGTGAGAGCCGATGGAATAAACCCCATCGGCTCTTGCTGTATAATCGGACTCAAGCACCGGTCCCACATATCGTACAGGAGGAACCCATATGCCCAGACAGCCGATAAACCACGAGATCAAGCCCCTCAATCAGCCCATAGCGAACGCACCGCTGATCAGCACCCCGGGCGAGACCCACGAGGTGATCATGCACACGGAGGCGGTTCGCTCTGACACCTCCGAAATCGCGGCTCTCCGCAAGCGTCTTGCCGAACTGGGGGATGTCCCGGTACACGATCAGACCGTAGTCGATATCCCTGCGGGCAAAACCGTGACCATCTCCGCCCCTGTATCCTCGGTCAAGACCATGTCCGACCTGCTTGCCGAGGATCGCGAGAAACAGCGTCTCCGCATGGAAGAGAAGGTCATGATCCACCTGTTCAAGGACAACAACACATACAGCCAAGACCTGTCGGTGCAGGTCAACGGCAAGACGTGGCTGATCCAGAGGGGCAAGGATATCATGGTTCCCCGCTCGGTCGCCGAAGTCCTCACCGGGTCACAGCATCAGGACATGCTTGCGATGGAGATGGCGCAGAGAGCCGCAAACGTCGACCTTGGCGAACGCTAATCCCTGGAGGTAGCACGGAATGACTCTTCAGCAGATCTACGAACGGGCGAACGTACTGGCAGAGAATAACTTCGCAGAACTTGAAGACGTAGTGGGACATCTCAATGCGGCGCAGTCGATCATCTCCCGGTTCGATCCCATCAAGTCCGAGCCGTATTACACGATGGTTACAGAAAATGGGATCATGCTCCCGTCGGATCTGCTGAAGGTCTACCGGATCTACGTCGATGACGAGCCATATCAGCCCATTGAATCGGCATGGGGAAGCACGATCCCCGACTTGCACCTTCCGCTAGGTGCAGTGGTCAAGATCCTCTACTACGCCAAGCCGCCGGATCTCATGGCGTCCGCACCATACATGGAGCCAAGGGTTTACAGGCACTACCACGAGGCAATGGCGCAGTATGCCGCCAAGATGTTCTACCTGATCGACGATGACCCGCCTCTTCGCGACGCATTCAATTCCGAGTTTATGACAATGCTTGGTTCGCTCAAGACGAGCGACGGAGTGGTACAGAGGTTCTCCAACTACTTTTGAGGTGAAAGATGCAGAAGTACCAGTTGCCTGTGCCGCTTCCGACAATGGGCATCAACTGCCTTGATGACAGTCTCATTGCCGACAACGAAGCGGCACAGGGGACTGTCAACATCTCGTTTAAGAACGGTATGCCCCAGACCCGCAAGGGCTACTCGAAGCAGACCATGTGTCCCGATGCGGGAGCCACGTCCCCCATCACCCGGATTTATTTCAGGCGTGTTACAAACGACAAGCGGATCGACTATGCGGCAGGCGGGTATCTGTTTGAGATCGACGCTCTGGGGACGAAGACGGCAATAGGACTTGTCGATATCCCCAAACCTGCACTGATCCCATATACCGGAGCGATGGACGGCGTCGCATACGGCGACCATGCGCTCGTCCTGACGGGGAGCAAGTTCCAGTTCTTTGGCGTCTCCCCTATTGCCGATGTCCCAATATACTCTCCGACACAGGAAGAGGTGGCGCAGTGGGGGACGAATGTCCTGACAGACGCTCCTGATGAAATCAATCTCCAGAGATGGATCGTCAACGACGACAACCGCTACTGGGTGGCAGGGTATAAGAATCTGGTCAGGGTAGGTCACCTGTCGGAGACTGGCGCACAACCCGGCTACTTCCCCTCGCTTCAGGTGTTCAAACTGGACGAAGACTGCACGGGAATCGCCCGGTACATGGGTGAGGTCATGCTGTTCACAGAGAACTCCGCGACGCTTGTGGAGGGGTCTACGCCACTGTCCACCATAGAGGGGTACTACAGACGCAAACCACTGCCCGGAGGGTACGGATGCTCTCAGGCGGAGTCCATCGCCATAGGCGACAACTCCCTGTACTGGGCGAACAGGAACGGCGTGTTCCGCTACACCTACATGCCCACGGGCTATTCGATCCCCGAATGCGTATCTGAATTTGCGATCAAGGATGCTACCGGGCAGGTAAGGACTCGCTCGGTCAAACGGAAAATCAGCGAGATCACGGACTGGACGAAGGTATTCGCCACGTTCTGCGATCACGAATACAGACTGTATATCGGCAACGGAGAAGTGCTTTGCTTCGACACCATCATGAACTCGTGGGCGTTCTACCGTTACGCAAACGAGTTCGCCTGCGGTGCTGTCGATGAGGGTAGACTCTACTACGGAGGGGCGGATTCGTTCGCCTTCGGGGTTTAGACCGATGGCGACGATTGGCGGGATGAGTTACGTCTACGAGATGGACAAATACTTCGACCCCGAGGGATCGAACTACGACGGGCTGTCCGACGACGGCGTCGCCTTCGACGCGATCCTGCGGTCGAAATCTTTCGACTTCGGCAAGGCGGCTAACCGGAAACGGTTCACCCGGTTGTACCTGACCCTATACTCCGACATGCTTTCGTTCGACATTGATGTGGACGTCAACATGGACAACGAGGAACAGGCGATTACAGACCGCGTCGTGTCAAACAATGCCTCCCGATGGGGCAACGATGATCCTGCCGATGACGCAACCGAGACGGGGTTCCAGTTCGGGGACGTGATCAACGCCGAGCGCACCAACCTGAATTTCCCGATCAAATTGGTTCATCGGGGCAAGCGGTACACCTTCCAGTATGTGTTGTCCTCAAACGGACTCAATCAGGCGTGGCTCTTGAAAGACGTCACCCTCATGATGAAAGTGAAGGAGTTGAAGTAATGGCTATCACACTGTTCAAGGGC